TGGAGCATCCTCGCGGTTGCGAGCCAGACCTTCTCGGGCAGCGTCTGTGTTCTCCCGGTAAGCAGCCCCAGGATCGTTGCCGGTTGCTCCAGTCACTTCATCTCCAAAGCCCAACGTACTGCCCTGGAATGCCATCTGTGCGGCAGGCATCTCGTCCGCCAAAATCTCGGCAGGCGAACCGTCCATGCGTGTCGCGCGGTCAACCATGCGGGCAGCGCCCGTCACCATCGTGCCCAGCGGATCACTAATCAGGTTGAGGGCATCCCTGCGCACATCGCCCCCTGAAGGCATCCCCGGCATCCAATTGCCTCGACGCTGCCCCGGCTCAGATAGCGGAGCCGCTTCACCCCGGGGGCGGGCCAACTCCGCACGCGCCTGCTCCGGCGTGATTTGTGCGGGCTGCTGTCTAGCTGCACGGCGGCGCTCAAGCTCCGCGCGGGCCTGCTCAGGCGTAATCTGCTGCATATCAGTTGCCCCCGTTGGCGATGCGCTCAAGTTCTTCATCAGACATGCTGGCCAGTGCTGGCATCTCCGGCGGGCTCACAAATTGCGGGACCGCTTGGCGCGTTGGAAAGCCGCGCTGCTCTGCCTGCTCGGCAAATGGCGCGATGCGCTCCTGCGCGACTCGCTGCTGCTGCCCAAAGAGCATTTCGGCGCGCCGCACAAAATCCGCGCGCTGATCCGGTGTAAGGCGCTCGCCGTTAACAATTCTGTTGTAAAAGCTCTGCACCCGCTGATCGACACCGCCAGCGTTCTGAGCTGTCGCAAACTCACCCTCACGCACAGTTGACCCCGGGTCGAGCATCTTCATGTAGTTGAAGATCAAAGCGAGATCGCCCGCAGCACTCGGATCCTGCGCGGACGCCGCAATGCGAGAATACGCCTCCTCAACCTTGCGATAGCTCGCAATCATGCCCTCAGCGTCATCACGCAAGCTATTAATATCACCCCATGACGGCTGGCCAGCCGCAGCCTCGTCCATTTCGAACCTGCGCCGGTCTGTAACGGCATTCATGCGGCTTGTGTCCGCGTTCTGCCGTTCTATGGCTCGGTTTGATTCCGCATTCGGGTTAATCGGGCCTTGGGTCAGGCGGCCACCTTGATAGGATGCGAGAACTTCGTTTTCAGCCTGCATCTGCGGGGCGTAAGCATCAAATACGGCTTGCGCATCAGTGACACGAGACGAAAGGACGGCAAGCACAGCATCAGACGACGCGGGGTCGCTTAGGAGTTGGTCATATCGTTCGATTTCTTCAGCCGGGACGCCCATTTGCATCAGGCGCGGGGCCTCAGAGCGGAAAGCAATAGAGCGCTGCTCAACGGGAACGTCGCGCAGTGAATTGGCCACACTACCAACTACGCCAAAAATCTCTTGCTGCCGCGCGCGCTCTTGTGTGTCCATTGTTGACACTTGGTCGCGGAAAGCCCCCATAATGTCAGCGTTGCCGGATCCTATCGCAAGGTTCTGCGCAAGCTCCCGGTCGCCCTGCATCAGAGCGCCTTGCACCTTTGCCGCCGTGTTCTGCATCCCGCGCTGCTCTTGCATGGCCTGGGCCTGCTGCTGCTGCTGGTTAAGCTGGTTGCGGTATTCTTGGCCCGCCAAAAATGCGTTAATCACCTGAGACATTGTTTAGCCCCCAATTCCGAAGAAACCCGCGCCCGGCTTTGTCATAGCGCCCAGCCCGAAGCCGAGAGCGCTGCCGACGCCACCGATAGCGTTAGCCGTTGCATCGCCGCGCTGATACGCAGACTGCATAGCAGCGTTTGCCGCGTTGCCCATAGCGTTGGCAGCGTTAGCGCCGTATGCGCCCGCCGCGCTGGTCATGGCGCTTGTTGCCGGGCTAGTCGTCGGGAAGCCCGCAAGCAGGTTTGTGTAATTAGACAGGGCATTGCCAAAGTTAGCCGCCCGCGCGTTCTCTACCGCGTTCATGCGAGCGCCGGAGAACTGCAAGCCCTGATTGGCAAGCGCGTTGTCAATTCGATCACGGTCGCGGTTAAACTCATTGGTAAATGCCGCGTTAAACAGCGATTGGTTAAACCGCTCTGCACCGGCAACGCTTGGGTCTACTGTCGGCCCCAGGCCCAGCCCCGGCTGTGCCGCATCAGGCGCGCCCGCTTGCGTGGCCTGCGCGGTTGTGATCTGGTCTTGCACCGGCAGTTTGTTATCTGCGCCAGGGATAGAGCCAACATAAGCGGCGCTATTTGTCGCGGCGTTTGGTGCCAGTGCGTTGACGCCGGAAGCGCCCGCATTGGTTGGCATTAGCGGCATTTGTCGCCCTTCCTGCTGTCCGTGTCTGGCAAAATGAAACTCGCCATACTCGCCGCTGTCAATCTGGCCGTCTCCGTTGCGGTCAAAGCCTTGCGAGCGGATATAGTTGCGGTTCTGGGGCGAAAGGTTAGCAAACGCGCTCGACAGGCCCGAATTGTTGTTGACGTATCCGGCATAGTTAGGCGCTTGCGCTGCGCCCGCTTGGCCTGGCTGGCCCGCTTGCGATTGCCCCACCGGATCCCCGCCGAACAGCTCAAGCAGCATATTCTGGCGCTGAATGTCCGCCTGCCGGAATGGCTCGTTAAGCTGCACTTGCCGGTTAAAGATATCACGATGCAATGCCGTTTGCTGGTCAGCCGTTCGCGCCGCCGTGGCCGCTGCGCCTTTCGCCGCCTGCCGCTGCTGATTGGCACTGATAAGGCCAGTCCCCGCGCTAACCGCTGTGCTGGCTAGAATTGCCGCCGTTGTCCCGATAGCCATCAGTCAAGTCCCTTGTAATAGTTTCGCTCGCGCAGACGATACCCGCGCCGCTCATAGATTTTGCCCATTCGCTCGTCCGCTTTCTCGTCTATCGCTAGTGATATCATCAGAACGCCGTTTGCGCCCTTGTCTTTCGCCCATTGCTCAAATGCGTCTAAAAGCTCACGCCCGCCCTTATCCGCGAACCAGAACAGCTCCTGAGCCACAACGCCTCCGCCGAAATAGATAGGCGCAACAACACCGCCCAGGATGCCGGTGCCGTTTGTAAGCAAAACCGCGTCGTCGCTTTCGGTGATGCGGTGAAGCATTTCAAGCGTTGCATCGTCGCTAAACGGTCGATCCCGCCAGGGGCTAAACTCATGGAACCTGCGGCCCATCTCAAGAATGGCCGGAAAGTCTTCGGGCGTGGCTTGCTTAACCATCAGCATCTACCGATTGCGGGGTCTGCTGCCCACCCAGCTCATACGTCACGGTGTCGCCGTTAGGATCCACGTAGATCTTGCCGCCCTGAGCAATAACCGCGCCAAACAGAGACGCCGCAGGGCGCGTTTCGTACTGCTCAAGCACCACTTGCTCCTTTTTGTTCGCAGCAGCCGCAGATCCGCCATCCTGCGCCACGTGAATGTCAACCGTGGCCCCGCCCGACGCCTCGGTATATAGGGACAGTGTAGTAGGGCGCAAAATCTGCCCTGTCGGCGCAGTGTAAACTGCCGTAGATGCAGAGATTGACCCCTGCTTTGCAATGCTTGCCATGTTATGACCCCAAGAAAGTGTTGAGACGCTTCGGGCGCACGCGCACCGTTATGATGATGTTTTCCACTCGGAAATAGTCCTTGATGCTTGTCGCGTTAAACGTTCCGCCCGTGATGCAGTCAGTGCTGCCAGATACCGCGCCATCCGGTGCAAGCCGCAGCCTCGCCTTGATCTGTGAGTTAGTCCAAGCCCCGGTTAGCGGGTCGGGAACGTCCACAAAGAAGGTCTCGGCCTGCCGACAAACAACGTCCTCCGCTGTTGTATAGGACGCAGGGACCGCGTTAGTCGCCGTGCGCATGATAAGCGGATATTGCGAAAACTCATGCACCAGCGATCCAACACTGTTTCTAAGCGAGACCTCCTCGTCCCATGAGAAATGCTCGAATGCGTTTTTCACGCAGATATTCTTATACCCCATACAGACCTCTAAGCGGTCGCCCGCCTCAAAGTCGAAAAGGTCAGTCTCCACAGTGATGGTCTCATAATCCGAGACCGCCTTAGTCGGCGTGCCTGTGCCTGGATACCAATCCTCGCTTGCGCTGCTGCCAACAGCCACAACGCCGCTAAAGCCATCAACCGCACTAGGCCGCTCCACCGCCCCCGGAACGATAGAGCCCTTAGTAACCCTGCGGCTTTCAGCGATGGCCCGCAACGCTTCCATTTCGCCCCGCGCATTGCTCAATTCGCGTTCAAACCGCGCCGCAATATCCGCAGTCTCAAGCCGGGCAGATTGCACCTCCTGTGCTAGCCCGATTAACTGCTTGGCCTGCTGCGCGTTCTGGTCGGCCAAAAGGGCAAGCAGTTGCGTGTCATATGCCGCGTCACCGCCTTGCCCGCCCGCTTGGTTTACAACGGTCTCGATGACCTCGCGCAGCGCATCCTTTGCGGTGCCGTCAGGGTTTACCAGTGGCTCATTCGGCCCAGGCGATGCAATGGGGAATCGCACATCCCTTGTCATGACTTCACCCGATCCACTGCAAGCCCCGTTACCGTAGCAGGCACCGGGTCCGATACCGCGACCTCTAGCAGCATAACAGGCGGGCTAAACCGGCCCAGCATTCCAAAGATTGCGCGTGTCAAATAATCACCAATCTTTCCAAAGCTGCGCGTTAGCTCATGTGACCATGTGCGCCCATCGCGACTATACCGCAAAAGGACTTGCGGGTCACTGCCTTGCCCAGTGAGCAAGCCCACGCCCGTCATTAGCTCGATCGTAACATTGGCAACAACGGGCCGGGCATCCTCCACCGGAACAATCGCCGTGGCCACACGCCGCACTGCGTTGCCGTTATGGGTGTAAACGTCGCGATCCACTTGGTAGATGCTTCCCGCCGTGGCATCGCCCGCGAACACGTCGCCATCCTTCTCGACAAAGATATGAGACAGATAGCGCGCCGCGTTAATCTCGCGCCTGCGGTGCCATGTCTGCGTGGCTACGTCATAGAAGTAATCGCCCACGCCCGGCATATGAACGCCGACAAACGTATGCCCGCCCCATTGATGCGCGCTAACGCGAACATTTACCCGGTCAGCAGTCGCCACATCCTCTAGCAGCCGCTCAATCGTATGCGTGGAGATTCGGCGAGGCTGCATGCCGTCCAAGCGATATACAATTCCATCATCAGCAACGACAAACAGGCCAAAGTCAGCAGATGCCACCGCATCGCGCCCCATGATGCCCTTATTAACCGCAAAGCCTGGACGGCGCACAAAAGGCGTTACCGTGTCGCCCGTCGAAACCCAACCCTCAGTCGATTGCGTGCCAAACAGGAAGACAGTATCGCCGTAAACGTGAAGGGCCAGCAGGTTGTCAGGCTCAGTCTCAGCCGTGGCGAAGGATGTATTCTCTACCGTTGTCGCGTCCGCCGGATCGCTCCACCAAAAACGCCCCGTGCCATCCTCAAGAAACACATGCCGCTGCGCAATCTCGGCGCAATCCACAATGTCGCCCGTGGATGCGCCCACCGTGATGGACGCAATAGACCCAGTATCGACCTTGTAAGCGGTCCCGCCCGCTGTCATGACGCAATCAAGCTGGGATCCAGCAAAGCTAACGCCATCCGTGCCGGTAATCGTGCCGACCTCTGTCGGGATGCCGCTGGAATTGATGCGATACACGCGCAGCCCCGCAGCCGCGATAATGTCGCCGCTCAATAGCCCGTCAGCTTGAAACAGGCCACGCACATCGCCGTTTAGGCTCGTTGCGAAGCTTGATAGCCCAGGCGTAGGAATAAGCCTATACGGGCGATCTACGCGGTCGCCTGCCGCCTCGGCATACCAATTCTCTAGCTTTAGCGCTGGAAGTCCGTATGTGTCAGCGGAATAGGCGTTAGCGCCAAGGGGAATGTATTGCATCAGTAATACAGTGCGCAGGTGTCAGCGTCAGGCTTTGAAACAAAGCGGCGAAGGTCGCGCAGCGCTTGCGGGCGTCTTGCGGCATACGGGTCGGCCTGGGAAGGCGGCAAGAACTCATGCGCCACCTCTGCCGCGACAAAATTCCGGTATGCATTGGCAACCCCGTCAGGAATTGCGCTGCTCTCCCAATACGCAACCTCATCCGCTTCAAGCCATGCCTGACAGCGGTCAATTGCGTCCTCAGTAACGCTCGCGTCATGGGCGTTCGCGGTCTGCCCTTCTGGCAACTTGGCCAAGTAACGCAACACCAAATTCCGCATATCTGCTTTAGTTAATGCCATGACGCGCCCCGCTATTAATCAGCCTTGGGCCTGCTTGCCCATGTTGCCTTTTTCTCAGTGAAATGACCGTTACCGCGCAGCTTGGCAACAATCTCGCGCTCTGTAACCTTCGTGTATGCCTTGCGGCTAAACTCATACCCGAAAACTTCTACACCCTCGCGGGCGTCCTCGGCGTTCGGGTCGCCGGTGAACTTAAACTCAGCCATATAAACCCCGGAAAAGTAGGGAGAGCCGAAGCCCTCCCCGTTAGCGATTAGCTGTCAGCAACAGCCGCGAAGTAACCCGTAACCACGCCGTGGTCTTTCAGGTCGTCGGTGTCGCCAGAGCCAGATCCGAACGTCATCTTCTCGATGCCGCCCATTTCCATAATGGCGCAACCCTTCTTGCGGCCATAGTCAAACAGCTCCTCGGCAGACTTCCAGCGCTCTGCTACACCGTAGCCGAGAGCCTGAGCGCCGCAGAGATAGACCGGAGCCACGTCGATACCGCCAGCACCGACGCCGGAGATAACCGCAATATCTTCGATCTCTTTAACAATGATGCCATCCCAGAGGAGATCACCACCTTCAAACAGGCGGGAGTTTTCCATCTGGAGAGAGACTTCACGTTGAGCCTGCTGGATAGCCGTGTCAGCCTTCAGGTCACGCATAACCAGAGACGGAACGTAGCAGGTGTAGTAGTAACGACCGTTTTTCAGGCCCTCATCACGCACCGGGCGGATTTTCGGGCTAGCCGTGCGAGCCAGACGCTTCAGGAGCGAGAGGGCGCCTGAGTCGAGCTGGTCGTTTGTGTTGTCGATGTTCGCCAGGGACAGGGAATGGTCATTGGACGAATTGTTGCCAACAGCAGAACCGAACAGAACGCGGTCAGCATTATCTACCAGCCAAGCATCCTTGGCAGCCTCAGAAGCGGAGCCGTAAGCGGTGCCGTTGATAGAACCCAGGGCCGTGATGATACGGTCGCGGGTATTTTCCATCGCCCAATCTTTCAGGGACGCCTTAGCGGCCTTGCGAAGGTCGATAGACGAGATCTGGGCTTCCCAGCGGTCAGAGCGAACGCCGTTAGCGCGCTCTGCGATGGTCAGCTTGAAGGAGCGGCTATCAAGGGCCTCCTCGTTGCCTTCCAGCGTTGCGCCATTGGTTACACCAGCACCAGAGAGCTTGTTGACTAGCGCAAACGTTACGCTGTCGCCCTGCTTGGCGGTCAGGTCCTCTTTAACCTGGATAATAGAGTTTTGATCAGAGCCCATTTCACGGGCGAAGCGGTTCTCTGCGAGATGCTCAACAAAGAATTTATCATCCCACTGTTGAACAGTGAGGCCGGTAGCAGCAGACGTTTCAGCCATGCTTTACTCCATCTATCTGGCCGGGACTAAGCCCGGCACTGAGAACGGGGCGTCTCTCGACGCTCCAACGGGTAGTTAGGGGTTGCGCATCCCCAAAGCCGCATCAAGCGACGTAGGGCCTGCCCATGACGGGCCTTTGCGATGCCCAGCGTTCCGCGTAGATGCGAAGTTAGCTGGGACGGGTTGGTTAGGAGCTTGTGGCGATGCTTGCGCCGCTTCTGCTTCAAGCCTTTCGCGAATCTCAGCCTCTACCCGCTCACGATATGCTTGCGGGTCGTCGCCAATCTCTTGCATGGCCTGATGGCGCTTGTACTCCTTAACCGCATCCCCGCATGGGTCTTGCGATTTAGTGAGCTGCTGCACAACGCTCGGATTTTGGTGAAGCCATTGGTTAGTGGCCTCCCAAGTCTCCGCGCCGTGCGTCTGTCGCGCCATCATCTCAGACATTTGCAGCCGCGTTTGATATTGCGCCTGCTCAATCTGCTGCTGAATTGCTGCTTGGAAGCCTTGCGGGTCGTCGTAAGCATCCGGCAAGCCTTGCGGCTGGGAGTATTGTGCGAGCTGCGCTTGCATTTGCTGCTCACGCTGGCGAATAGCCTCCAGTTCTCGCTCGTACTGCTGCCGCTTTTCCTTTTCGTCCTTGTATGCGTGGTATGACCAGTCCTCAGACTTCTCGTCTGACTTTTCTTTCTTGGCAAACCTGCCCTTTTTGTCCCGCGTTGCTTCTGGCTCTGTATCTTCCGGCTTTTCCGGTTCCGGCTGCTCACCTGC